GTCTGCAGTTAACGACGTTGCTTCTACATCATTCCAATAGTCAGCAATAACCTGTCTTAAAGCAGGATTATCTGTGACCTCCATAAACAAAAGCATTTCGTGTTCAAGCATGTCAACTAAAGGAACAGCAGGAATTTTTATGTTTCCGCCATCGATAAACCCGAGTGCAGCGTCATCTCCAGTTAGGTTTGGTATTTCAACAACTGGGTCTTGCGCCAGCACAAGTCTTCGCCAAGTAGCAAAATCGCTCTTTTGGCCGTCAGGTAAAGCGCCTGCTTCCGCAGCAGCTTCCATCCGTCTTTGCCCTTGAGGAAGATCGTCTTCGTAAGTTCTCGGATTCGCAAAATTAGTTAAGAGCTCTTCAGTTCTACCAATTTCTGCTAGTTCTTGTTCGCTAATAGCAGTTGCACGAATTGTCCTATCGACAGCAACCAAAGTTTCAGCATCAGCGTTGTCGATTCCGCCTCTTGCTACACCCGCAATAGCCGCAAACCCTTCATCTGCCTCAATACCCATTTTTACGGCTATTCGCTGCAAAGCTTCATCTGCCGCACCATAGCTATCTCCAAGAAGATGGCCTTTGTTATTGGCTATAGCTTTCAAACCTGCAAGCGTTGTTGTGGTTTCTATAATCCAATCGCCCACAGGTTGGTTTATGTTACTTGCGTCTAATAAATCTGTTAAGTCGTCTATTCCTAATGCGTCGGAATCACCAAACCACTGTTTAGCTATTGCTTTACCTAACGGAGTGCCAGGAAGCTCCCCACTAAACCACCAGTCCCAATCTTGCCCTTTGGTGTCATGGGTAAATACTTTTCCTCTACCTGGCTCGTAAACCCATTTCCCTTTGACGGGAGGCGCTAGTTTGTTACTTCCAACTATGTTTTCTATATACCCCAAGTATTCGTATTCTGCTTCTTCAGCCGCAACCGCAACTTGGGCCTTCAAAGTACGCCAAGATTTCCTAGCCTCAACTGGATCAAAGTTGTAAACAACTTCACCCTCAGGCAACCAATCACCACGAAGCTCTGGGTTGTTTTGTGGAGCCTTAAAATGCCCAAACTTGTCGCCCTGAGCGGAAACAACATAGATAGCATCTGGTTCTAAACCAAGAACTTCAGCGTTCCCAGGAGCTCTAATTAAAGCTTCGCCAGTTGACTGATTGTATGCAATAACATTAGCTTCCTGTATGAAACCTTGAGTTTCCACTGCCCAGTTATCAACAAAAGCTTTAACAGGCTGATTCGACAAAAGATCCACAGCGGGAACAAATCCTGGCGGAAGCGCCCGCAAAGCCAAACCTTGAGCAACCGCATCTGGATTCATCAAATCAACTATTTGTTGCAACGCTTTAACTTCAGCTGTTTCGTGTGCCGCTGTGACAAGATCAGCAGCAACATTGCGAACTAATCTTTCAGCCGAAACTATTCTTTCCTCAAGGAAATCAACAAACTGTTCCCCCTCTGGGGTTAACCCACCAATTCTTTGAACTTCTTCTGGAATTTCAAGCACTTCTTTTAACCTGTTTTGTGCTTGCCTCAGTAACTGCACTTCTTCTACAAGTGGTTGCAGTGATGCTGTCGCTACAGCTATTTCATCACCTTCAAGCTGCGCTTGTAAAATTGGTTTCTCGAAAGGTTCTTGGAATTGTTCAATGAAAGCTCTTAAACGTTGCCGACCTGCAGCCGTCAAATTCTTAAACTCGGGAACTTCTTCGATTATTTCGTCGATTCTGACAAGAAGCTTGTTTACAAGATTTAGCTGATCGTTAATTTTCATCAACGCAGCATCCTTAACGTCAACTCTGTTTTGAGCGTTATGAACTGCTTTGACTGCTCGACCTACTGCTTCTTCAGTTTTTTGGTAAGCGTTATCGTTAAGAAGTCTTTGCTGATTTAACTCTTTAAGGTACGCATCAAATTTTTGTGCTTCATCTCGAGATAAAGTAAACCCGCCATCTTTACGAGAACGACCAGCTTGAATCAAACCGGCTTTCTCCATTTCGTTAAACCAGTTTTGGTGAAAGAACCTATCAGCTGTGGCTTTGTCGTATCTGACAACAACTTGCCAAAAGTCTTTCAAGAACATGTCTTCATAGTCTGCGCCAAGAGCTTCTCGACCTATGTCCAACATTTGTTCTCGAACAGATTTGCCAACTACTTCAGGATCTTGTAACCGAACTCCGAAATATTCTTCACCGACAACCCATTTACGTTTCCTGGTTGGGTCATCACCTGACATTCCACGAAATTCCCAAGAGTCTTCAAGATCTTCAACTTCGATGTTTTTTATCTTTCGACCAATGGCAGTATCCATGTCCAAGAAACGAGCAGCGTAAAGCTCATCTTTCAAAGGAGGAACTTGTCCTCGATGACCAATAGTTGAGTTGTACTGCTCCAGTTTGTTGCTCCAGAATGTTGTTAAAGCGTCATGGAGCTCATGTAAGTCTTCATCGACCGCACTTCTTGGAGTGTCGGACATGTAAATAAGTTCTTCAGCACCAATCTCAGGTAAACCATCCTGAATTCTTCTAGCGTTTATTTCCGTAACTGATGCTTTTATTTGTTTCGAAGCTCTAGCTGCTTCACGCATATAGTTTCGCTGGTTAATTTTAGCTACATCTCTTGCGTCTAAAGCCCGTATCCCAGCGATCACTGTGTCGTCGTTCAAAGATCGAGACATTGCACGCAAAGGACGTGCAGTTCCACCGATTTTAAGGTTCTGCAACCCTGTGCGCCTCATTGTGGCACCCCACAAACGGCCAGGTCCTGCAGCTAAAACCCCGAACGGTGCAGCAAGTCCTCTGATCGCTCCAGGTATTTCAACTTGCATTGCGTTAGCGAAACGTGCAGCTTGTTTAACTTGATTTGGAATCGCATCTAACTGTTGTTTTGTTGCTTTAGATCCACGCCGAAGAAGATGCATTGCTTTCACAACTTCTTCTTGGTTTTCTGCAACTTTCCACGTTGGCGAATTAAACATGTAATTAGGTACTTGTTTCGCTCGTTGTTTAGCTAAAGCTTTAGTTAGTTTGCCACCTGTAAGAAGATTCAAAGGCTTCTCAACTATTTGACGGCCAACTCGACCAGTGCCAGGAACAAGAAGGGAAGCCCCTGCTTTGTATCCGAGTTCGTCTAAGACTTCTTTGCCGCCGCTAATGATGGAACGGTTGCGAGCCATTCTGGCTGCACCCTCTTTCATCATGTTGGCTTTAGCGATATCGCCAGTCATGGCGAAACCGATAGCCATATCGTCTGCGGCTTTAGCTGCTTTCAACCAGCGGCCACCTTGCGCTGTTCTCGCCGCTGCACCAGCCCCAGGAATGTACATTAAAGGATCAGCAGCAACATCACCTAAGAAACCTAAACCTTTGGTCACCCAACTATTTGGGTCCATGCCTTCTTCAGCGAGTAATTCACTGAACATGTAGTTGTCGTCTACACGTTCCCGCCAATCCTTGTTTAGCATCAGCGAAGCACCACCAGTAGGGAATGCGAGACTTAAACTTAAGTAGTCTTTCCAGTCTCCTTCGCCTTGAAGTAGATCAACTCCCATTTTGACAGTCGACATGACTGCTGCTCTGGGTTTGTCTATCCAGTTGATAATGTCCCCGATGGGACCCAAGAAACCTTTTTCTTCATTAACAACACTTGCAGGTATTCTAGGCGTCCAAGCAGGATTAACCCCAGATCGCACAGGAAGCCCTGAGACAGGATCTCCACTTCCCCTGCTTACCGCAGCCAACAACTCTGCCCTAGATGGCTGTGGAGGCCGCTTAGGGGCTGCTGGGCGTTTAGGGACTGGCAAACGCGGAGGCACTATTGACCAATCGCGTAATTCGGAAATGCTCGGTTGTACTCGTCTTCACCGTACTTTTCAAGAAATTCAATCAATCTATCTTGATAACCAACCAAAGAGTCTGCTTCACCCACAGGAGTCGGTATAGGCGCACCAAATTCGTCAATATCAGTAGGATGCGCCACCATTATCTCATCTGAACCAGACCTAAGGTCACTCAAATAGTTCATAAACAAAGCCAAACCATTCGGTTGCTCCATGAATGCGGCAACAGCATCAGGATTAGAAAGGGTGAAATCAGCAATAATTGCTGCTTGAGCATTCTCACGATCCAAAAGCTCTTTACCTTCAGCCTTAGAAATCTGTTGCTGAAGCACAGCCTGATCTATCGCAGACAAACTATTTTGCAAATTCATTGAAGCGATAGCCATAACATCGGCAATACCGCCAGCCAAATCAGCTTCAGCTTCACTTAAACCAAACTCGATACGGTTACGACGCATATCAGCGGCCTCGTTACCGATCATTTCGACGTGGTTCACATAAGCTGCACCAGAGCTCAAACCTTCAGCTATAGCGCCACCAAACTCGTCACGCACATCAGCAAGATGAACAGTCGGGTCAATACCCAAAGAGTTCAATCTACTAACAGCGGCACCCAAATCATCAGTTAACTGACCTATGCTTTCAACAGTATTTGTTTGCTCCGCATCACGAATACGGCCAACATCTCGAGATCTACGTTCGTCCTGTTGGTCAAGCTGACCACCAATACGTGTCCGATAGTTAGCTAAACGATCCCGACCACGCTGATCCCTGCCACTAGCCCACTCTTCAATAGAGTCATAAGTGCCTTGAGCCTGATCTCTTTGAAGATCATACAGCTGCTGATACAAACGTTCGCTTTCAGATAAAGCCAACCTCGGATCAGGAGCTTGAACACCCCCAGGAGTGAATTGGCCAGTCATCCAAGGATCACGGCCACCACCCACACCAGGCATAGCAGGCTTCCTCGGATCGTTAGGTTGCATCCCAATCCCCGCAGAAGCAGAACCGTATTTGTTTTCTAAAGCAGCTGCTTTCCGAAGATCAGCCATTCTTTGCAAACCATAATCAGACTTGTAAGCAGTATTGTTTACACCACTTAAAGAACTTCCAGCGCCAGAAGGCTGCGATTGGATTGTGTTTGTTGGACCTGGCTGCGCTGGGCCGTCACCCCACCAACGCCAACCCGAAAAAAAATCTCGAACAAACCCAGGCATTGGCACACTTTGTGGGCCACGTTTACTTTCGTTGTAAGCAATAATTTCGGGATCATTCGGATCGTATACGTCTGCTTTGTTGTGAGCCATTACAGTGCTCCCCTTAAAATGCTCGTAGAAGCAGCCCTGTTAACATCGTTCCCACCAGAAAGAATCCCAGGATTAATATTCGCAGCCGCAGCAGCCTTAGCAAGAACTACTTCTTCAGCGTCATCACCTATCGCCCTGTAATACTTCTGATCTGACCTTAAATCATTCAAATTGAAATCTTGTAACCCTCGACGATACATGCGTTCCATGTCCGCCAATTTGCGTTGACTATCACGCTCAAATTCGCCAACATCTCGATTAAACACACCAGAATTACGCATACCTATTTGGTTATATCTTCCAGGCAACTTACGAAGAGCCTGTTCCAAAGCAAGATCCACAGTCTTTCTGTTAATCCCGTAATCCTCTTTCCAACGAGCTCGCTTTAACTGGTTATTCGCTCTCCGAGTTTGCCAATTCAAATAAGCTTCATCTGAAGCTCGAGAGCTAAACCCCCCGCTACCCCAATCATCTGCATTTGTCCCAGGACCGCTAGGGCCTCCAGGGCCGCCAGGGCTACCAACAGAACCACCGTTTGTTACAGCACCAAATGTTGCGGCATCAATATCAGCCCAATTAGCAGGCGCTTGTTTCTGACGATTAGACGACATGTCTATACCCAGCATCTGAGTATCTAAATCACGTTGCCTAGCAGCGTTAGATCGACCTTTGTAACCGTATTCAGTTTCAGCAAACTTATTTGCCAAATTCTGAGCGCGATTATATCCCCTTGTTCGAGCAGGTCGAACAGGGATCAGACCGTCCATCTGGTAAGCCGTAACAGCCATAAGTTACCTCACTCAGTGTGTTCAGATGTCCCACAACAACAATCACAAGTACATTGAGCCGCTTCAAGATTGGCAATGTGAACCCGCATCAAAGCGATTTCCCATTCCAGCTTCCCACGCTCACTCAAAGAAGCAATAACTTCTTCGATACCTACATCAGCGCTCATGCTGTCGGTTCTGGAACTGGTTGCACCTCTGCGGGTGCAGCCCCAACCAAAGCATTAATCTCTGCTTCATCTAACCCGAGATCAGCTAGCTTCTGGCGACCAGAAAGCGCTTTCTCTCGTTCCGCAACCCTCACAGCATGTTCAGCATCTATATCTTGTTGAGCTTGGGCAACACGAGCATTGTGTTCTTCAAACTCTTCGTCAGTCATTCGACGCTCAGTTTGAATTTGAGTCTCACAATCAAATTCAATTACTAAAGGTCTTTCTTCTTCAGACATAGCTATTTCCTTTATTCATTAATATCTTTTGAGTCCCACGCATAACAGACAAATGTTGAACCAGCCGCCCAGTTAGTTCCGTTATAAATATTAAGAGCGTATGGCCCCCAGTTACTAGCGTTAGCTCCGCCACCCATTGAGGTGTTGTCGTTGATAGCGATGGTGGCGTTGCTTGCAGTGCTGTTATCGCCTGGGCGTACAGAGAAACTATGAATGTTGGCGCAAGGCTTATTATTAGGCCCAAAGTTGTAGTCGATGTAGCCGTGATCCCACTGAGAATCACTTTCCGCTAAAGACGCCGTAATATTCTGATTTGAGTATTGATACAACCAACTACTAGTTCCTATCGCTCCCAGATCTGGGCTAGCGAACATGGCTCCCGCATAGGTGTAACTAGGGCTGGAGTTCCAACCATTAATCGTTGTGTTCGAGGTTGACGCCGCAGATTGGTAGTAGAAGCCACTGCGATCCCAGTTGTAATTACTGTTGTCAGACCAAATGTATGGGTACGAGCCGTAATACATAGAATTGCTATTGCCGTTACCTAAAGCTCTGAAATAGATCCGAAAATTCAGACGCCAAGTGTCGCCCACATTCAGGTCAGTGGCATTGCCCGAACTCGTACCGATGCTGCTGTAATAAGGCGATTGAAAACTGTTGACGTTGGTAAAGGTAACCTGCGAAGTAACACTCGTAACCTTTATGGTGCCAATATGCCTGAGGGGAGTTTTTTGAGCCATTACCAACCATCTCCTGAGCCTTTGTATCCGAGCATCGTGAACTCGGTTCCTGCGGTGTACGTCGGAGAAGTCGTGTTGCTATACGTCCCGTAATAGACCAAGCTCATATTCATGCTTCGCCACGGGCCTTTACTCCAGTCACGTACAGTCTGATTTCTTTGAGCATCTAACCCGAACGCTCCGTTAAAGAAACGAGTGTTAGTACTTGTGTAGTTATCAGCCATTGTTCCTGTAAAAAACACTTGTTTAGGGCACTGGCTATTTGGCCCCATCAACTGCATCCTGACCCCAAAAGCCTTGTCGTAACTGTCGTCGATGTTGTTGTCGGGACTTAATGGAATGTAACCGAAATAGATAGGGTTAGCGCTGCTTCCTCGCCACCCATAACCGTATTTGGTGTAGCCATACCAAGAACCGTAGGCACTCATATACATTCGGGATACATCAGCGGTATAGCCAGTAGAACTCGGGTCGTGAGTGTCTTGAATTGAGCACCTCATGTATTGGACTTGACCGCTGCCTGCGTCGTCTTTAGTAAAGCTACCTGCGACAACAATTTCGATCACGTCATATCCCGTAGGGATAGATCCAAAAGTAAAGCTGCTTACACTGTCCGTTGCTGGAACAGTGTATTGACCGAGGATGTAACAATGATTGTCGCTCATTAGACTAATCCGCCCCATCCGTACACCGAAATACGGTTATAACTAGAAGAGCCGTTGCCGTAGTTTGTGTACATATTGAAATTCGTGATTGGAGTCCCTGCCTGTAAATAGCCGCCACCCGCACCCGAATAGGCGTAAGAAGTCGAGTTGCCATTCGCTCCAGTGGACTGATATCTCCAAGGCTTAATCACCGTCGAAGACGAATAGTTGTAAATATCTATTGTGATGATGTGCGGATAATCTGAGTAACCAGTGCCATCATTAATGGTTGTACTGCTATTCGTGGTGTAGCCCTGGTAATCGCCTTGGGACCATCCATCTTGAAAATATGAATGAGAACCAGCGGTATTCGAGGGTGTACCACCGCTGTTACTGCCCGAGTTGAAGTTGAAATAACCCGTCCCATACCAGTTTGACTGCTGGGAGTTATGAGCATAGATACGCAAATGCCTGTGAGTCTGTGGAAGGTTGTAAATCCCTTGGTACCCACTTGCTTCAGTAGAAACAAAATGGGACCAATCCTTCTTAGGGTTCATCTCTTCCGAAGAAGTAACAGGCCCAAAAGCCATTCTCGTCGCAGTCGTTACACCAGCCATTAGCTCAGAAGCCCTGCCAAGATCCAAAGGTCAGTGTCGCACTTTGTTAAAACAGCTTGACCGTACTGGCCAGTAATGTTCAGCGCAGCGTTGTACGAGTAAATCGTTACACCAGAACCAGCAACAAATTGTGTTTGACCTGCACCATATTGGACAACGTTGATTGTTGTTCCAATGTCATAGTTGACGCTCGAACTTGGGGGCACCGTTATGGTGTTCACCGCAGCATTGTTCGCTTTGATGAGCTTGCCAGCGTCCCCAGCGACCAACGTATAAGCGGTACCTGTCTGCTCGTTAATCGTGAATATGTCGGTACCAGCTAACTCTGCGTAACTCAAAGAGGTCCACGCAGTAACGCCGTCACCAATCTTATATTTGTATCCATCAGTTTCTAACCCAAGCTCACCAAGAGCAAGCGTAGGGTTAGCAGAGGTCCAGTTCGTGCTGGAGTCCCGTCGAAGTTGTATTTGTACAGCCATTTATATTCCTTGTGCGTTTCCACCAGTAGCCGTAGCTCCGATGCCTCCATAGTTAGTTGCCGCTTCGCCACCGTCAAGGTTATTGACGGAAGTTCCGTGAGGACCTGTCGGTCCAGTCGGGCCTACAAGTCCGCCGTAAGCCAGCGAACTCCAAGCCGTAGTACCATCACCTATCTTTAAGGTCATGGCTGGTTGACCGCCACCAGCGTCAGTTTGGATTGCCATTTCGCCGTCAGCTAAAACGGGGTCAGCAGCCGTCCACTGGGCATGGGTTCCTCGGCGGAATTGAATCTGAATAGGCACTACGTTGGCCCTCCTGCGTCAATAGGTGTGACGCCTCCATAATCTCCATTTGTATTTGACTCAGCAACACCACCATTTACGGTTCCTGCTGCTTGACCTGCTGGACCTGTACTTCCCGTGGGACCCGTGGGGCCTACCGGCCCAGGGGGACCACCAGGAGGGCCGATTGGCCCAGTCGGACCCGTCGGCCCCGTCGCTCCCGTTGGCCCAAGAGGACCAACAAGACTAAAACCTGGGGGCCACACACCGCTGACCTTAGGTCCAAAGAAATAGTTGTTGTTTGTATTTAAGTAATAATCCCCGTCAGTGCCAGTAACACTTTGTGGATCACCAACACCGTACAGAATTGTTGAACCTGCTGGGCCTGTCGGGCCAGACGGCCCCTGGGGGCCAGCTGCTCCTGCAGGGCCAGGACCGCCAGCAGTACCAGCATTAGAAACTACTTGCCAATACGTGCTACCTGAAAATGGGGTATTACCTGAATTAGCTGACCTGCAAACATATGACCCGTTGCTGTATTCAACAACGTCGCCAACAGAGTACGACACGCCAGAAGACCACGTTCCTTGATAACGGAAACCGTCAGCATAGGAAATGAGGTTTGTTCCTCCGCCTACATCATTGATGTACGTCGTCCCTGTTGCCATTATTCAAGAGCCCCCACACGATTTTCAAGATCTTGAACTACAGCCACAAGCGCAGATACAACTGACTGATGCCGCCACGTTTGCGGTAAATCAGATGAATCGTATGAAACCCAATCGGGAGCCACATCAGCGACTTCCTCAGCAATAAACCCAGTTTCAGGAGTTTGATTCTGATAATCAATTCCCGAAGCCGTAGAAACGGCAGCATCCCACTTAAATGTTCGTGGAGTTAATGCCGCAATCTTTGTTTTAGCAGCAGCTAAATCAACATCAGTAATATCTTCTTTGTATCGTTCCGAAGAAGAAACAATTCCCAACTGGTTAGAACCAGTCGTTGTGATACCAGCATTAGTAGTTGAAGCAAGCGTTGGCCAACCTGATTGGCTACGCAAATCAAGAACACCTTGTGATTCGGCAATCGTTAAATGAGCGTTGCTGTTGTGAACAAATTGGAAACCAGGAAGGTTGGTTGTTGGAAGACTGTCATTCCACTCAATATAATCTTCAGCCGTGTAATAGTCGTTCCCCATGTAGATACGGGCATAATTAAATCGAGTTTGTACTCGAATATCCCCACCAATATCTACGTTCGCCCCAACATTCAGCCACTGGCAGTCAATACGGGTCCCTAATCCAAGCCCATAATCAGTTGACGTTCCAGGCACGCTCTCGTTTTTGTTGGAATAACCAATAATGTCGCCACGAATCGCCATCGAACCGTTAATCACAAGACGATATTCGGACTCGGGTCGAGCTTCCGCCGCCCCCGAATAGCCTTCACCAGCACGATTCGAATACACCGAGTAACGGTGTTTCTCAGTGTTGTAATTCCCTGCGAAAGCACCAGAAGCAACATCAGTTGGATATGACAAAGCGTGAGTGTTGTTTCCTGGTCCGCTAGCTGTAAACCCAGCACGATACTGATGATCGAGTAACCAGTTGCCAGCAGTTTCACCATTAATATCAGTACCAGTGCTCAAACCAATAACACTATGTTGCGTACTATTCAAATACAGATGGTTTGTGGCTCCAAGAGAAACAGTTCCCGTAGCAGTCAACGTCCCCGAAGCACTAGGATTAACCGCCCTCAACAACCCTGGATAAGTAGAAGGATTACCCGCATCCCCATTAATAAAGTTCTTTACTTCATTCCAGTTATCGTTGTGCTTTGAAGCTTCAATAGCCGTACCTGCCGTGGCACTATGCGGATAAGAGAAATCGACCATTAACGCAGTCTCCTGTGTAGATATGTAAACGCCATAGCATTCACTTCCCAAGCCTCATCGTTGGTAGTAGGACCATCAATCTTCACTTGTATGGCTTTTGCTGTCCCAAGCGTTGGTAGGCGTTCAATGTTTGTGACGCTAGTATTCGGCTCTCCAGCCCACGTAGCAGCCGTAGCCGCTGGTGGGGTAGCTGCCCATGTACTCGCACCCCAGCTGCCTCCTGTGGATGCTTCTGTTTGAACACCAAAAGGCATTTGTTTCGTGTAATCAGAACTGTTGTAATCGACATACAACTTTGCTGTCAAAGCAACCGTATTATCTGAGCTCACGACGATACGTGGTTTCCCCCAACGTTTACGCACAATAGGGTTGCCCCCCACAAGCCAACTCGACGTATACGAACTGTCTATATGAGAAGAAGCAGAACCATAAAAATCTGATTCTAAGTTCTGTTCTAAATGAATAACACGACCCGTGTTTTCTTCACATCCCGCTAAAAGCTCTTGTGCCGCATTAGGTGGAGCAAACGCCAACATTACATTAGCGTCTATGTCGGTCATAGTCCACGCTCCAGGGCCATCAGGTACTCCCAGCGTCGGGTCATAAATCAATACTCGACGTTTAGCGTTACTTCCGCTTGTCTCATCCCAGTCAACAGAAACATATAAACGGTTTTTGAACCAAGCAAGCTGTGGTGGGCTATTGAATTGTAATCTGCCGTCGTCAATCGCTGGCATAAGTTTCTCAAAAACCCAGTTAAATGAGTTTCCGTCGTAAACATAAACGCCTTGCCTGTCATACCAAAAGAACACACCGTAAGGAGTTGACACAGGAGAAGAAAGCGAAACTGACCCAACATCTTGGCTTAAAGCAACAAGACGAAACGAATCAGTGCTGTACCCATACAAAGCATGAACACTATTTGTTTTAAATATCAGTAAACGGTCAGCGAAAGGCACTAGACCCGATAATTCGTCGCCTCGTTCTCCCACGTTGACATCGACATAGTCATAATCAAACCATGTTTCTGGGTCATCGAGTTTAGACCAGCGAACCCGATTCGGATACGCTGTTCCACCTTCGGTGCTATGAGCTACCCAAGCATGATTATTCCAATGACAAGTGTATTTAGCTATAGGGTAGTTACCTGCTGAACCGTTAATGTTTGAAGCCAAGTTCGAAGCCGTTGTGCCGTCATAAACAAAGGACGCAGCATTTCCCGAAACTCCATAAA